TGTCTTATATATCTTCTATGTTCTGGGGTTATGGTTGGTTTTATCATCTTATTAAATCTCGGATCAAAAGAGAAGCGGACATAATATTTTATAACCGTACCTTTTCCCTTGCTTTTCGTGATAGTGGCTATGGCTCCTACGCTCCTTAATATATCCACTAATTGATTGGCGAACTTTTCCGATCGGCTCATGAACTCATACTTGCCGTTGTTCTTTATATTTACTTCCTTGAGCAATCCCTTAAGAAAATTTTTTCTATCCTCTAGGCTGGAGGTGACTAGGTCTTGTGGAATCTCTGTATGATTTGATCTCTTAAAATTATTAGGGTCTGGCATGATATTTCGGATATAATATCCCCAAGAGTAAGCAGTCATATAATTATCGAACTTCCCACCGAACTCTTGCTCGATCACGGTGGGAACGAAGGCAATATTTCCATGTCTAAGCCTTTTCTTTATGGTAGCAGCTACTATAAAAACTATCGTACAAGTTCCTGCATATGTTGGATATATCAAGATCAGGCATATCTATCAACCCATAATCTAGGTCTTGGTTTAGTTTTTGTCTTGCCATTATTTTACTTTTACGGTTTGTGATAAGAATGAGTTACATTTAGCGAGGAACGGTATGAAATTGGCGAGATTAACGATCGGCATAGTCCCTAACATGGTAGGTGTGGTTATTTTTGAGCACTCTGTAATAAACTCTACCATGAGATTGACAAGCTGGGTTCCCAATACCGCCGGTTCTGTAGCCCCCTCGCCAATAAATATTTGCTGTCCCTCTATCGTAACACCGGAGTTATCCAGTTTCTCATAGGAATTACCTACGCTTTCCTTTATTTGCTCTTTCCCGACTTCCATCTTTGACGATCCTACCTCGGATGTTATTTTGTCAGTGGTGATAGATGAGGTGGCTGAACCGGTCTTGTCTAGGACGGTAGATGTTATTGACGAATTGGTATACGTGGTTACGCTCTTGTTTCCATCTTCCTGTAGCTCGTTATAATCAACGCTATCGTCCGGTATTTCGCTGGTAACGCCTATATTTACCTCTTTGGTTGAGATAGTGTTGTAGGTGTCGATATGAGAGAAGGATAATATAGAGGCGTTTCCGGTACCTACGGCCCATAATACCGTAACATCTGACTTAATGGTTGGGACGATCACCTGCCCCTTGGTTAATCCGGGTATGGCGTTTATAGGTATCTCGGGTATCCTTACTGTTCCGTCCATGGAGATGAAGTCAATGGTTCCTACAGCCCCTTTGTTACCTGATGTATATTTAGCCACGAATCCATGTAATATCATCAAATTGTTCTCAGGAGCTTGTACGATCCTTCTAAGTGCCTCTGATAGTTTGTTATAATCTGCCATTATTTATCACTTAATTTGTATGGAATCTTTAATTTTTGTCTATAACCTCTTACCCCAAAAGTTGTTATCACCTCGCTTACAACATAGGTCCCGTTTCTCTCGGGATTAAGATTATCCGTCAGTCGTACCTTGCATCCGGCTTGTAATCCAAAATCACCGAAGATCGTAATATCTCCATCGATTCCGGTCTGGGATATCTCCCCGAATTTCGCTTCTGCATTCTTGATAAGAGTGTTACGGTTGACGTTATATTCATGAAAAGTACGAATGTTATAAGCAGAAAGATCGATTTTAGTGTTCTTGCCGCCATATTGGTTCGTAAGGTTGTTGTTTTTATCATATTCTGATAATAAAGTGTTCTTTAACTGGTTCTTGCTTATCTTTGTCTCATTAATCACTTGAAACTTGGATGTGTCTTTTGGGTCTCTTCTGATAGTCGCTTTAAACATGGAGTTATCCGGGTACATGGCGATAGCTTCTAACGCCATGAGCGCTGGATCTAATTTGTGGATGGACAGGTTATCCTCTGCCACGTTTTCATCAAACTCTATATCGTAGGGGGTATCCGGCATATCTTTCAGTAACGACTCAGAGGTGTTGACTGAGAAGAATGTCCTGCCTATAGCTAGATGAGGAACACCGTTATAATTTCTCATATAGCACATGATACCCCATTTCTTGAATCGATTCAATATATCGGCCACCGTGCAGCTTTGCGGGTAAATAATCTGGCCTATCTCCATGTTCATCTCTTTCGTGCTGGGATGAAGTTTTATTCCGGTACCTTTCAGTATCTTCGGCACAAATTCATTTATCTTGGTACCTTTTGCGCTGGTCTCTATCGGATCTAGGGCTGTCTGCTTTAATATATACCCCATATCCTCACACTCAAGAGTGAATGGGTTCCCAGAAATGATAGAAGTGATATATCCATCGAACATCGTTTTGAGGTTTTCGTCTATCCCGTAGCAGAGTTTTATGTTGATGCGCTTACCTCTTTTGAATAAGCTATCCTTGTCACCCACAAGTTTGACCTCTCTGGTTCCGAACTCGTCTTTCAAAGAGGATTTGATCGTGATCTGTCTCGTGAACTCCACCGTGGCTGTATTGATAAGGGTCTGGTAGGAATCTTTGATCTGGAGGTTTACAACCTCGTTGACAGTGATCTTGTTTAAGATGTGCAGTGTGTCGTTAGGATCTTCGTCTCCAATCGTGATAAGGCAATTCAGCATGCTTAAGCCATGTATTTCCATTATATCCAGTTTTGTAATTGAATAAATTGTTTGGGGTTGAACTTACGCAGGTAATCTTTTAGGCTGGCCTTGGAAACGACTTGCTCCGGGTTGGCGGCTAACCAAGCCTCACGTTTGGCGATTTCTTCTTGCATTACCTGCTTTGCAGATAATATCTCCTGTTTTTCTTTCTCCTCGAACTTTAACGCTTCCGTATTTCTCTCAAACACGGCGTTAATCGTATAGTTCTGTACGTTTGAGAAACCGATTGCTTGAGGGAGGTCATAGGATAGTATAAGAATGGTGCTAATCTCGAACATATCGAGATATGGGGATTGACATGTTATCACGTCCTTATGTTTCAATATCTTGATCAAGTCCATGACCTCTTTTGTCGGGTATACATCTTGGTAGGGACTGACTATTTTGCCGCTGATGGTAATATTATAATCTCCCCCTGATATGTATTCCTTACGGGTGAGGTCTCGGCTTTGTACCTTGGTCAGCAGGATATTTTTTCGCTCAGAGATCTTGATGATAGCGTGTCCGTCAAAAAACGTATAGTTCTCACCTTCGTCTTTAACTTGGAGCTGTATGTAATGCCTGATAGGACTTCCATCCAGACCTTTCTCTTGCAGTAGATTTACAGGTGTATTAGCTTCTACTAGTTTCTTGATATTGCTATCTCTATCGGTGAGATTATACCTGGTTTGAAGCTTATAGTCAGGTGAACCATTGACGATCTCATCCGCCATCCTTAACACCGCTTGTTTTGTTCTCCAGGTGACTATACGCTCTACGATCCTCGCTTTTTTCTGGAGATACGCCTTGGGGTTTCTTGTTCGGTCTATAAGGTTGATTCGGGGGATGTATGTAAGAAGTGACGATGGGTCCTTACCCTTGTATAACTCACCGATAACCCGTTTGATGGCATACCCCTTATAATCCCTTGGAGCCAGGGAAGGCAAGGTTTTCTTTGACAATTCACCGGTCACGTTTGCGAATATCCTAGGCTTGTTATTTTGAGGCTCCCTGATCGGTGAACCTATGATATTTAGTTTTTCCATTAGTTATATGATATTTCAAAATCCTTTATTGCGTCTATGAGTACTTGTGTCACTTTGTCCTTGAGGGTTTCCATATCTTCCCCGTTGGTTGAGTTTATGTTCACGCTACCGATGAGGGATTGGATATTGATAGTGATCACTTTGGGTTGTGTCCCTTTGGTTTTTCCTACACCACTGTAAGCTCCTCCATACCCTATATCGCCCTCACTTAAGTCTCCTTCTGTCCTGATATCCTTTGTGGTCTGGAGTTCGGACATGTTAAATAATTCTTTGATCTCCCCTAACGCCGAGATCAATGGATTCAAAAACCATCCTTTCGCACCAAGTTTTCTGAGGGAGGACATCACGGATCTGGCGGTTGTTGCGGCACCTTCCTTATCCTCGTACACGATATCTCCGGAAGGCGCTATTACATGATACCCTAGACCTTTTTGGCTAAGGTCATAACCTGTTAGGTTCTTTATGAGATTGATTGATTCGTTTTCGCTTATAGGTAGACCGCTGGCGATCTTTATTTGGAGGTTCATCAGTTCGCTTAAAGAGTCAATACCCAAGTCTATGGATTTATTCATGGCCTCGGTGAATTGCTTGGTCTTGGCTTCCGTGTCAGCGTTAAGTTGATTGATACTATTCAATACAGATACCCCTCTTGATCTTTCCTCTTCGGTAAGGTTGGCAAAAGGACCGAAGCTATATTGGTAAGCCCTTTTTTGGCTTGCCATGTCATCGATAAGGTTAGTGTAGATCGATTTGATCTTATCCTTGCCTAAGTTCTCCATACCGATAGAGGCCATGAGGTATTGGTTGGCTATTTTTGAGCCTTCTAATTGACCTCTCTCGGACATGGCTCTCATGTATTGCGGATAAACGCTACTTTCGCCATTGAACAGCATATTCATCGTTCCTAGATCGTATCCCAATGAATCATAATATTCTGTCCCTGACAAGATTTTCTTTATATTGTTCTTTCCGCTTGCGCTGTTATTATCGTTATCCTTATCCTTGAATATTGGCAATAGGTTCTCGTATTCTTTCTCTATAGCCTTGCTTACGGATTGTGTCGTTTTCCCGGCTCCATACATGCTTATTCCTAAAGACGCTAGGGCGGTAACTGCCGCTGTGACTATGGCGGGTATTCCTCCGATAGCCGCTAACAAACCACCTCCAGCGGTCGCTCCTGATCCTCCGCTTATGGCGGTTGTTAATACCCCAGTTGCCTTGGCGGTATCAAGAAGACCTTTTGTCATGGAGGTTATGTAGGCTACTATATTTGATATCTTCTTTAATAATACGCCTCCAACTACAAAATGTTCCAGCCAATACCAGTTTTTTGATACCCATGTGGACACATTGATCAAGCCTTCTGTTATTGCGATCAATCCTGATGCTATATCCTTGAGCATCTTGGCTGTACCAGATTGTTGTAACAATAAGACCAAATTATCCAGCCCTTCCTTGATAACGGGACTGTAAGCCTCGAACACGTTCATCCCAGTCTCCGTGAATTGTGACGTGACTTTATCCCATTTACCCTTGATCGTTTCTTGCTTCTCAGATGCGATACGATCCGATAGGCCGGCGGCATAGACAGAGTTTTGTATCAATTCTGGGAGTTTCATCAACTCGGCGAACACGTTGTTGGCTGCGTTTCCTCCGATCTTATCGAATAGCCTGGTCAGGTCCTGTATACTGGCATCGTTAGCTTTGAGTTGTGAGAAGATATCGAACAATGACTTTAACTTGGTTTTTCCTGTTGCTTTATCTAACTCATATAATTGGATATTATATTTTTTCAAGACCTCGGTTCCTTTTTTGTAGGATTCAATAATCTTGTCATCATTGCCCGTAACGCTGTACCCGCTACCGTACCTTTCAATCCAGCGTTTGCTAGTGCGCCAATAGCAGCCGTAGCCTCGTTGAAGGATATCTTAGCCATACTCATCATAGGGGCCGCAAATTTCATGGCTTCGCCCATTTCCAATACATTGGTATTCGTGCTGGTGGTGATACTCGTGAGGACATCCGCTATCTGTGGCATTTTAGAGCTATCCAACCCGTAGGCTGTCTGGATGTTAGTCACGATATCTGCCATCCTGTCAAGAGGAGCGTCGCCGATAATAGCGAGGTTGGCGATAGGTTTTATAGAGTTGTTGATATCCTCAATATTCAAACCCGCCATACCAAGGTATTTGGCCGCCCCAGCTACTTCCGTGGTGGTAAACTTGGTATCGACACCAACCTTGCGGATATTCCTTGACATATCGGAAAATCTCTGGTTAAACGTGGTGATAGCGTTATCCGTGGCTTTCAGGATACTCCGTACGGTTGTCATGATATTCTCATACTCGGCAGCATCTTTCGTGATGCTCAT